GCAGCTGACCCGGCTCAACGCCGAAGTCCGTGGCGCGCTCGAGCCGCATGCCCTCGCGCGGGGCGTGCAGACCAAGGCGCTCGCCGTCCGCATTCTCGAGGTCGTGATCCGCGACAATCTGATCGACGCCATTCTTGACGACAAGGAGACCGACGCATGAACGCCCCCGAACTCAACCGCTGGAGCCCCGATGAGATGCTGCGCCTCGCGGCCTCGGGCGTGGCCAAGGTGGACCTCCTTGGTCCGCGCGGCAGCACACTCTGCTCGATGGACGAGATCGCCGCCATGGCCGCCGTCTGCGCACTGCATGGCGTGGGTCCGCGCCTGCTTTCAACACCCCCTTCAACAGGAGAGTAAAATGTCTGAATTCACCCCTCATCACATCCCGGACGGACGCCGCGAGATCGACGGCAATATCTATATGGGCGACGGCCGGGGCGGCTGGCAGCCTCTGGAAACGGTCAAGCCGCAGCATCTGCTCGAGGATGAAACCGTGCGCAAGATCGTCAGCTACGGCCTGCCGCTGTCCGAACAGGTCAAGCGCTTTAAGGCACACACTTTCGACGACATCAGCGCCTTCGAGGCGATCCTTGCTCAAGAATACGACGCAAGGATTGGCGGCAAGAAGGGCAACAAGACGCTGATGAGCATCGACCAGCTCTACAAGGTCGAGGTGCGCGTGTCCGACCGGATTGATTTTGGCCCCGAATTGCAGACGGCAAAGCAGCTCTTCGACGAGTGTCTGAACGAGTGGTCCGCAGAGGCGCGCGCCGAGTTGCGTGGCCTTGTGACCGATGCCTTCAACACTGACAAGCAGGGCCAGATCAACCGCGCTCTGATCTTCATGCTCCTGCGCCGTGACAGCACCGATGCACGCTGGAAACGTGGGCAGGACGCAATCCGCGACGCGATGCGCACCGTCGGCTCAAAGACCTACGTGCGCTGCTGGCACAGGGCGGCACATGATGCGTCATGGGAGCCGATCACCATCGATCTGGCGAAGGTCTGAGGGAATGAACCGCGCGCTGCAACAACTGATCTTCGCGGCTTGCCGCCAGTTGGGGCTCGACGAGGACGCGCGCCGCGATTTGCAGGTCAGCGTCACCGGCAAGGTCAGCTTGCGCGACATGAACGACGGCGAGCTGCGGTTGATCGTTAACCGGCTGAAGCAGGCCGGGTTCGAGGACAAGCCCCACAACCCGCGCCACAAGCCCGCACCGCGCGCCGATCTGCGCATGATCCATGTACTCTGGCGCAAGCTCGGCCAGTCGGGCGCGTTGCGCGACCCCTCCCGCGCCGGGCTCAACAAGTTCATCCGCGCTCGGTTCGGAGGCGTCTGGGGATCGGTCCCGGCCGACGTCGACATGCTGCGCGAGTGGAAGCTGATCGACGACGTGATCCAAGCGCTCAAGTCTTGGGGTGAGCGCGCCCAGATCGACTTTGACTGGGAGGATCACCGCCGGTGAAAAAGCCCCGCCACCCCGCCTCTGACCATGCCGTGATCCGCTATCTCGAGCGGGTCAAGGGCATGGATATCGACGCGGTGCGCCGCGAGATCGGGCGCGTGGTGGATCAAGGTCTCGAGGCCGGAGCCTGCGGCGTGATCAGCGGCGGGTTCGTCTACAGGATCGAGGGCGGCTGCGTCGTGACCATCACCCGGCGGCACACCCAGCCCCCGGGGCGGCGGCGCAGGAAGGCCCCCCATGGAGCGTGAACCCTCTTGGATTGACGAGATGCGCGCCGATCTGGGCGACACCCCGGTCGAGCGGTTCCTGTCGCGCGTAGGCGGTATGCGGCTTTATGTGCCTGGCACCCGCCTTGCCGACAGCCTCCTAGTGACGCTGGCGGGTCGGGATATTGCCAGATGGATTTCCGCCCGCTACGCTGGCGAATATCTGGACGTGCCCTCGGGCCGCGCTCAGGCCCGGGAGGGGCTCAAACAAGCCCTGCGCGAGGCCCCGGATACGCCGGTTAATGAACTGGCCAACCGTTTCGGCGTCACCGCCCGCCGCGTCTTGCAGGTCAAGGCGGAGCTGGCAGAGGAGGAAGAACCACCCCTCCTCAAGGTCATGCGAAAGGCTTCATCTGAATAAGCTTTGCGGCCCCCTTTATCCTGACGGGAAAGGGGGGCACCCATGCAAACAGTCCGAACCATTGCCGAAGAGATTGTTGCCCGCGAGGGCGGCTTTGTGAATGACCCGGCCGATCCCGGTGGGGCCACCAATTTTGGCGTCACGATCCACACCATGCGCAGCCTCGGTCTTGATCTCGACCGGGATGGCGACGTGGACGTGGCCGATGTTCGCCTTATGACCCGCGCCCGCGCCGTCGATATTTTCATCGAGCATTATTTCGTGCGGCCACGCATCGCGGAACTGCCCGAGGCGCTGCAGGCGAGCGTGTTCGACATGCAGGTCAACGCCGGGTCCAATTCCGTGAAAATCCTGCAGCTCCTTGTGACAGAGATGGGCTTTCCCGCCACTGCCGACGGCGCAATCGGACCGGCGACCCTGCGCGCGGTGCAGGCCGCCCATGACGCGGCCCCCGCCCATATCGCCGACGCCTACGCGATTGCCCGGCGCAACTACTATTTCCGCCTCGCCGATGCGCGGCCCGCAAGCCGCAAGTTCGCGCGCGCCCGCGCAGGCGGCAAAGGCGGCTGGATCAGGCGCGCCGAGGAATTCATGGCAGCGCGCTACCGCATGTCCGACGCAGATTTCAAACAAAGGGTGGTATCATGGGGCTGATCCGATTACTGGGCGCGCTCTTTGGTGGCGGGCGCAATGTCATTGCCGAGACGGCGGAGGTCTTTCGACCCAATGCCGAGGCGGCGGATGCGCGCGAGGCGTCCTTTCAGCAAGCTGCCCTTTCGCAGATGGCTGCGGAGTTCGGCCATGGCAACAACTGGTGGTCAGCGCTGATCGACGGGCTCAACCGCCTGCCGCGCCCGGCCATGGCTTTTGGCTGCATCTTTCTCTTCTGGTCGGCCATGTCGGACCCGATCTGGTTTGCCGAGCGCATGCAGGGCCTCGCCCTGGTCCCGGAACCGCTCTGGGCGCTGATGGGTGCCATTGTCGCGTTCTACTTCGGCGCGCGCGAGCTGCACAAGTTTCGGGGCGTCTCGATGCAGAAAGAGGCCGTCCGGATCATCGCACAGGCCCCCAAAGTGGCAAGCAACATCGCCCAGTTGCGGGCGCTGCGGGCGGATAGCCCGGGCGCGGCCGATACGGGACCGGACGCCGAGGTAGCGCTGGCTGCTGTCGCTACAAGCGACAATCTGGCGATTGATGACTGGAAGCGCGCGGCATGATGGACTGGGATCTCTTCTGGAAGGCCTCGGGTGTCATCTTACCAGTGATTGTGGCCATCTACACCTTCATCGCCACCCGTCGCAAAGACCTCGATCAAAGGCTGGAGGCGGGACACGAGCGTATGGACCGGCACGAGGCGCGGATCTCGCGGCTTGAGCAGTCGGTCCAGAACATGCCGGGCAAGGATGACATGCACTCGCTGCAGCTCGAACTCGTCAGACAGACCGGATCAATGGAGAAGATGGCGGCTGTCATGGAGGGCAACGCCATGATCACCGCGCGGCTAGAGGCCATCGTGTCACGGCACGAACAACACCTGCTAAACGGAGGCAAGACGTGAGCGATTATCAGGCAACCTTGCGCAAACACCGCCGCCTCGCAATCCTGCGGCATCTCGAACAGGTCTCGGGCTACACCGCCAATGCCTCGATCCTGCGCGACGTCCTCAATGGCGTGGGCGTGGGTTCAACCTTTGACCAGGTGACCACCGAACTGGCATGGCTGCAGGAGGTGGGCATGGTCACCGTCGCCGATCATGGCGACTTTGTCATTGCCGAGGCCACACGGCGCGGCATCGAGGTCGCGCGCGGCGAGGCGGTGCATCCGGAGATCCAGCGCCCAAGCGCACGGAGGCTCTGACATGCCCCCACCCCGCAAGGTCGAGCTGCTCCCCGCCGAGCTTCGCCAGTGGCTGCACGACTGGTGGAAGGCGAAAGGGTTTCACGGCTATGAGGAACTTGCCGAGGAGTTGAACTTTCGCCTCGCCGAAGACGGGCTCGAGCTGCGCATCGGCAAGAGCGCGCTGCATGCCTATGGGCAGGAATACGAGCAATTCGTCAAGCTGCAGGACGAGGCCGGAGCCTGGGCGCAACAATGGCTGGCCGACAATGACCTCTCCGAGGAAGCCGACCGTCACCGCGTCCTCTTCCAGATGATGACCAGCGTGGCCTTCAAGGTCCTGAAATCGCAGATGAGCAAGGAGGGCGAGGATATCGACCCACGCGAGCTGCACTTTCTGGGCAAGATGATGAAGGACATCATGTCGAGCGCTGGCATCCGCGAGCAGCTGATGGTCAAGGAACGCGCCCGCATCGCGGCCGAGGAACGCGCCAATGCCGTCGAAGCATTGGACAGTGCCCGCGATGAGCTGGGACTATCGAGCGACGTCATCGGCAAGCTGCGTCGCGAGTTTCTGGGGGTGCGCGCGTGACAGAGCCGGTCCTCACCCGCGACCCCGACGCCCTGCCCGAAGAACTGCCGCGCGGCTCGGAGATCCCCGAGAGCCTCGATCCGCTGGCCGACGGCATTCTGATGGCCCATCAACGCAGCTGGCTTGCGGATGAGAGCGACCTCAAGGTCTGCGAAAAGGGCCGACGCACCGGCATCACCTTTGCCGAGATGCTGGGCTGCGCGCTCATTGCCGCCGCCGCGCGTGGTGCGGGCGGGCAGAACTGTTTTTACATCGGCGACACCAAGGACAAGGGTCGCGAGGCCATCGGCTATGTCGCGCATTTCGCGCGGGTGATTGCCGGAGCAGCACACCCCATCGAGGAGTTTCTTTTTGAGGATCAACAGCCCGATGGCACCACTAAGTTCATCAACGCCTACCGGGTGCGCTTTGCCTCCGGGTTCCGCGTAGAGGCGCTGAGTTCCAACCCGGCCAATATCCGAGGCCTTCAGGGTACCGTGGTGATCGACGAGGCGGCCTTCCACAAGGACGTGCGCGAGGTGATCGATGCGGTGAACGCCATGCTGATCTGGGGCGGCAAGGTCCGGATCATCTCGACCCACAACGGCTATCTCAACGCCTTCAACGAATTGATCCGCGAGGCGCGCTCGGGCAAGAACGGCTTTAAGGTCCACCGCTACACCTTCGGCGATGCGGTCGCCAACGGGCTCTATAAACGCGTCTGCATGATGCAGGGCAAGGCGTGGGGCGCGGAGGCCGAGGCGGAGTGGGAGGGCACGATCCGGCGCTCCTACGGGGCGCGCGAAGCCGCCATGCGTCAGGAACTCGATGCCGAACCCGCCGAGATGCAGGGCGCGGCACTGACGCGCGTCCAGATCGAGGCCTGCATGGCGCAGGGCATCCCGTTCCATCGCTGGACGCAGCCCGACAGTTTCAAGAATGCCGACGAGGCGGTGCGCAAGGCCGCCGCCGTTACCTGGTGCAAAACCCACCTTGAACCCGTGCTTGAAACCCTCGATCGAACCCGGCCGCATTTCATGGGCGAGGACTTTGCGCGCTCGGGTGACGCGACCGACATCATCATTCTCGAGCAGGGCGTCGATCTCACCCGGCGCACCAAGCTCATCGTCGAGCTGCGCAACATCCCCTTCGATCAGCAGCGCGACGTGCTCTTCTGGTTGCTCGACCGGCTGCCCAATTTCCAAAAAGGCGCGATGGACCGCACCGGCAACGGGGCCTATCTCGCCGAGGTCGCGGCCCAACGCTACGGCGCGCGGATCGTCGAGGTGGCCTTCACGCGGCAATGGTACGAGCTCGAGATGCCGCCTTATATCGAGGCCTTCTCGGATCGCACCATCGTTCTGCCCGCGCATGAGGACGTGCTGCGCGACCATCAGGCGCTGCAATACACCAACGGCATCATCCGCGTGCCTGAGAATTTCCGCTTCAAAGGATCGGACGGGCTCGACCGGCACGGCGACAGCGCCATCGCAGGCGCGCTCGCCTGGTATGCGAGCAATCAGGACGTGGTGCCGATGGAGTTTCAATCGACCGGACGGCGCACCGCCCTGACGGCCGAAGACTTTATCAGCCCGATGGGCGGACGGCGCATGGGCTTTGCCAGAGGCGGCGGGGGCTTGGATTTTGGAGGGTTCTCGGATGGCTAGAAAAACCGGCACAATGCGGCTGCGCTCGGTTCGGCTGCGCAACCCGATGGAGCTGTCGGGCATCCAGCACGGGCGCGACATCACCCGACCATGGATCGGCCCGCTGCTGGAGCCGACGGACCCGATCCTGCGCACGCGCGGCGGCGGCAGTTTCGACATCTACAAGCCGATCCTGACCGACCCGCAGGTCAAATCAGTGATGACGCAGCGCATCTCGGCCGTGACCAGCCGGGAATGGGAAGTGGTGCCGGGCGAGGAAACGGCGGCGGGCAAACGCGCGGCCGACTGGCTGCGCGACGAGCTTTCGGCCATGAAATTCGACCGCCTGACCGAGAAGATGCTCTGGGGCCTCTTCTATGGCTATTCCGTCGCCGAACAGATGTTTCGCCGCGACGGGCAGCTTTGGGGCTGGGAGGAAATCCGCGTGCGCGACCGGGTGCGGTTTCGCTTTGATGAGGAGTGCGGCCTGCGCCTGCTGACCATGTCCAACATGCTCACAGGCGAGGAAATGCCACCCGAGAAGTTCTGGGTCTTCTCGACCGGCGCGGATCACGACGACGAACCTTACGGCTTAGGCCTCGCGCATTGGCTCTACTGGCCGGTCTGGTTCAAACGCAACGGGCTGAAGCTCTGGCTGATCGCCCTCGACAAATTCGGCATGCCGACCGCACGCGGCAAATACCCGTCGCAAGCCACTGAGGCCGAGCAAAAGAAACTGCTAGAGGCCGTCATGGCCATACGCTCAGAGGCCGGGATCATCATTCCCGAGGGCATGGATATTGAGCTTTTGTCAGCGCCCTCGGGGGCAAGTTCGCTGGATTACCAGAAACTGCACGACACGATGGATGCCGCCATCTCGAAGATCGTGCTGTCCCAGACCATGACCACCGACAATGGCTCCAGTCGGTCGCAAGCCGAGGTGCATGACGACGTGGGCGACGCCGTCAAGAAATCCGACGCGGATCTCGTGTGCCAATCCTTCAACGAAGGGCCGGTGGCGCGGCTTTGCGGTTTCAACTTCCCCGGTGTCGCGCCGCCAAGGGTGTGGCGCAAGATGGAGGACCCGGAGGATACAACCGCCGCCGTCGACCGCGATGAAAAGCTGCATCGGATCGGCTGGCAGATGACCGAAGACCGCGTCAAGGAAATCTACGGCGACGGCTATGAGCGCGCCACGCCCCCGGAGAACACACCGCCAGACGAGGACACGCCCGAGGCCGGTTTCGCCGAACATGACGGCGCGCTCGACGGCCCTGTGGGCGATCTGGCAGACCGGTTGGCGAACGAGGCGTCGGTGCCGATGCTGGCGATGCTCGAACAAATCGAGGCGATGCTGGAGACGTCGACCAGCCTTGCGGAGTTCCGCGAGCGGCTGCTGGCCGGGTTTCCGGACCTGGACGATGCAGCACTCCGCGACGTGATCGCGTCGGCCCTCACGGCGGCGCATGCCGGAGGCCGCGCCGCGTTGGAGGAAGATAGTGGCTGATCTCGGCGCGACGTTTCGCCGTCCCTTCCGCGAGCAGATCGCCGCCTTTCGCCTGCGCCTGGGCGATCTCGTGCCGACGGCGCGGTGGGATGACATCACCCTCGCCCAGCACGACCGGGCTTTCATGGTGGCAGGGGCACAGAAGGCCGACCTCTTGGCGGATCTGGCGGCCTCTGTTGATAAGGCCATCTCGCAGGGCACGTCTCTGGAAGAGTTCCGCCGCGATTTTCGCGCCACCGTCACCCGACGCGGCTGGCACGGCTGGACCGGCGAAGGCAGCACGCGCGGCGAGGCATGGCGCACGCGGGTGATCTACCGCACCAACATCGCGACCAGCTACGCGGCCGGGCGGATGGCGCAGCTCATCGAGGGCAATTTTGCGTTCTGGGTCTACCAGCACGGCGGCTCAACTGAGCCGCGCCTGATCCATCTTGGCTGGGACGGGCTGGTCTTGCCACCTGATCACCCGTTCTGGATCACGCATGGCCCGCCCAACGGCTGGGGCTGCAGCTGCTACGTGATCGGCGCGCGCTCTGAGGACGGCGCACGTCGTCGCGGCGGCGACCCGGACAAGCGCCTGCCCGACGACTGGCAATCCCGGGATCCGCGCACCGGCGCGCCGAAAGGGATCGACAAGGGCTGGGATTACACGCCCGGGGCCAGCACCGTGGACGAAATTCGCACGATGGCGGCCAAGGTCGTCGATTGGCGGTATAACCTCGCGGTGGCCTACATGGCCAGCCTCCCGGACCGGACCCGCGATCTTCTGGTCGAAGGATACCGAGGCCTGCCGTCATTGGCTGACAATATCCGGCGCTACGCAGCGCGCGTCGAGACCGCGAACACCCAAGCCGCACGGAAGACCATTTCCGAGCGGGAGCCGATCCAGTCCCTCGGGTTGATGACTACCACTCAGGCCCGGCTCAACCGCGAGGGTGCGCGGCGCGATCTAGACCGCTACGACGTGGCCGTTGACGCGGATTCCATCCGTCATATTTTTGCACGCCACGGGAACCCAGAGCGCGAGGCCTCCCGTGGGCAGATAGCGGTCACCCCGGAAGACTTGGGACGGTTGCCCGAGATATTCCAGCGCCCAGACAGCTTTGAATGGACGGATGCCCGTAGCGTGCAGTCTCGGGTCTTGCGTCTGACTAAGACTATCGGCGCACGGCGCTATGTCGCGCATTTCGTCGCGCGACCGCGACGCCAGCGGCTCGTACTCTTGACCTATTGGGTGGAAAATATCGGCTGACCCCTCCCGTACGCCCAGACGCGTTCCCGCAACCTGAATGCGGTGGGTGGATGCACAGCCGACAGAAAGGAGAATAGCCATGATCACCGTCGAAATCAATGAAGAGGAAATCACCCAAGCGCTCGCCCGCGTGTCCGCTGCCCTCACCGACATGACCCCTTTGATGCAGGATATCGGCGAACTGATGGTCAATAGCACGCGGGAGAACTTCAAAGACGGCACCGATCCGGATGGCAATCCTTGGGCACCCAAGAGCCCGGCCACGCTCGAGGCGTACCGGCGGCGGGGCGACGGCCAGCCCACCCGGCCCCTGATCGGCCCCTCGCGCATCCTGTCGACCACAATCAATGCCGAGCCATCGGCGGACCGGGTCGCATGGGGTTCGAACGTCATTCAGGCCGCCGTGATGCAGTTCGGAGCCGAGGCCGGGGCGTTCGGCGCGCGCGCCGGGCGGGACAAGAATGGGCGCGAATTCATGATATCGATCCCGTGGGGAGACATTCCCGCACGTCCCTATCTCGGGGTCGGCGATGAGGACGCCGACTCCATCGTCGCCACCATCGAAGAGTATTTGGACAGTGCCGCCGGACAGTGATTTGCACCCCGCTTCAGGGCTAACAGGGCCAAATTTCTCTGAGAGCGGGGCCTGCAACCCGGCCTTTGTCCCGCAATGGCCTCTGAGCGCCTCATTAAATACCCCTTTAATACCCCCCTCGGGGATTTTGCGACCCAACCCCCGCCAGAGGTATGAGCGCACTCAGTGGGGCGTTCAGTGGCCTTGTGCATTCCGGGCTTGCCGCGCCCACCCCTCGGGCGCTACTCTGATCCAAGGCGGCCTCTGCACCAGGACCGCTTTCCCCTGAAGTCCTTCATCTGATCTGGCCCGTCGCCCCGGCTTAATGTCGGGTCATGACAAAACCGCTTCACATCTTCCGCGCTGGCCGCCACACCGCCCAATCCGGGCAGAGCCTCGACTTTTCCGAGGCCGAGGTTGAGGGCATCGCCGCCGCCTATGATCCCGCCCTCCATGAGGCCCCCATCGTCGTGGGCCATCCCCGCACCGATGCCCCGGCCTATGGCTGGGTCAAGAGCCTGCGCGCCGACGGCTCGGAGCTCTTTGCCGAGCCTGACCAGGTCGAACCCGCCTTCGCCGAGATGGTGCGCGCGGGCCGCTTCAAGCGCATTAGCGCCTGCTTCTATCCCCCCAAAGCCGCAGCAAACCCGAGCCCCGGCACCTACTACCTTAAGCATGTGGGCTTTCTGGGTGCCCAGCCCCCCGCCGTGAAAGGGCTGAAGGCCGCCGAGTTCGCCGAGGACGCCGAGGCCGTGACCCTAGAGATCGCCTTCTCAGAGGCGGAGGCCGACGCGCCTGCCGCCAGTTTCGCGGACGCCCTGAAAGGCGCGGTTTCCGCCGTCCTGTCCTGGGCACGCACGCCCGCAGGCCAAGACGCGCTCCGCCACGCCATCGACGTGCCCGAGGACGGACAAGCCCCCTTTGCAGAAACCCAAGAAGGAGAGACCGATATGTCCGGCAAGGACACGCCAACCCCCGAAGACCGCCAAGCCGCGCTCGACGCGCGCGAGGCCGAGATCGCCGCGAAAGAGGCGGCTTTCGCCGAGGCGCAGAGCACGACCCGCCGCGCCGAAGATGCCGCCCTCCTCGACGCCCTTGCCAAGGACGGGCGCATCGCGCCGGGCCTCAAGGACGAAATGGCCGCGTTTATGGAAAGCCTCGATGCGCAAGACGAGGTGGCCTTTGCCGAAGGCAAGAGCGCCAGCCCGCGCGACTGGTTCCGCGACCTGCTCTCCAAACAGACCAAGCCGCTGATCGAATTCGGCGAGCGGGCGAGCGGTGATGCCACGCCGCAGGTCAAGGGGTCGGACGATATCACCGCCGCCGCCAAGCGTCTGATCAAGGACGCCGAGGCGGAGGGCCGCACGCTGAGCTTCGCCGAGGCCGCACGCCACATCGAGGCAACCATGGAGAGCGACAATGGCTAATCCCGGACTGTTCATCAAATCCTACGCCGCCGAGGCGGCAGTGCCCGGTCGCCGGATCGTCAAATTCGGCGCGGCTGGCGGCGTCCTTGTGGCCGCCTCCGCGACCAATCTCGCGATTGGCATCTCGGACCAGCTCGACGCGAAACTTGGCGATCTTCAGGACGTGATCATGTCCGGCTCCGCCGAGCTTGAGCTTGCAGGCACGGTCGCTGCAGGTGCCCCTGTCACGTCAAATGCCGCAGGTTTGGGCGTCGCAGCCGCCGCCGGGGCCGGAAACGTCGCCGTCGGCTACGCGCTGCAGGCCGGTGTCGCTGGCGACATCATCGATGTGGCGATTGCCCGCCACTCCGTCACCTGATCCTCAAGGAGCGCTGATCAATGAGCACACCCACCCCCTTCGTCGTCGATCCGGTCCTGACCGCCATCGCCGTCAACTACCGCAACCCCGATATCTCGTTCATTGCTGACCAGGTGATGCCCCGCGTTCCGGTCATGGGCACGGATTTCAAATGGACCTATTTCCCGCCTGAACAGATGTTCACGGTGCCTGACACGGAAGTGGGCCGCAAAGGTCTGGTCCAACAGGTCGAGTTCACCGGCGAAGAGCGCACCTCCTCGGTCAAGGACTACGGTCTCGACGACGTGGTGCCGCAGCGCGACATCGATACTGCCCGCAGCCTGCGCGCCGCTGGCAACTCGGCCTTCGATCCCGAGGCCCGCGCGGTCGAAGGCGTCACGCATCTGATCCAGCTCGACCGCGAAAAGCGCGTCGCGGCCATGGTGCAGGACGCCGCAAACTATGACGCCGACAAGAAAGTGGTGCTGTCGGGCGCGGGCCAGTTCAGCGATCCCGCCTCCGACCCTATCGGCGTGATCTCTGCTGCCCTCGACGCCACCTTCATCATGCGCCCGAACGTGGCCGCAATGGGCCGCAAGGCCTGGACGGCGCTCTCAACCCATCCCGATATCCTGAAGGCCATCAACCGCACGTCGGGCGACAAGGGCCGCGCCAGCCGCGAGGCGGTGGCAGAGCTGTTCGAGCTGTCGGAAATCCTCGTGGGCGACAGCTACATCAACTCAGCCCGCAAAGGGCAAACGGCCGCTTTTGAGAAGGTCTGGGGCGGCAATATCGCCCTGATCCACCGCAACATGCAGGCAGGCCCCGACGGCACCGCCCCCGCATGGGGCTGGACCGCACAGTTCGATGGCCGCGTCTCGGGGCGCTTCTTCGACCCCAAGGTCGGTCTAAAAGGGGCCACCACGCTGCGCGTGGGCGAGCAGCTCCGCGAAGTCATCGCGGCCCCCGCCACCGGCTATCTGATCGAGGACGCAGCATGAGCTATCGCATCAAACGCACTGTGATCGCGGCCAAACGGCTGGAGATCGGCGACCAGGTAAACGCCAAGGATATCGGCACCGAGGCGCAGGTTGCGCGCCTCCTCGCCCTGGGCGCAATCGAAAAGGCCGGAGACGAGGCGGGAACCGTGACCCCACTCGAGATGGACGACGCACTGCGCGCGGCCTTGACCAATGCCATCAACGACCTGCCCGGCGACGCCTTCGACAAGAGCGGCAAGCCTAAGGTCAAGGCGTTGCAGGACGCAGCCCCCAGCATCGCCGACCGGATCACCGCAGCCGCGCGGGATACCGTCTGGGCTGAGATGCAGGCCGCCGCCAACGCGGCCACCTGAGAATACCCCCGAGGGGACGCCGCCTAGGATCAGGCGTGACAGCCGGGAGAGACCGGCACCCAAACAACGGACCCGGAGGCGGACATGCCCTATCTTTTGCCCAGCGACATGATCGACCGCTACGGCGAGGGGTTTCTCGCCCAAGTCACTGCGCGTGACACAATGCCCGGGGTGATCGACACGGCGGCGCTGCAGGTGGCCGTCGACGATGCCGTCTCCGTCGCCGAGAGCTATGTCGCGGGGCTTTATGATACGTCCAACCCACCGCGTGCGCTCACCATGCACGCCGCCGCGATTGCCTGGTATCGGCTTCTCGGCGCGCGGGCCGCTGCCTTTGACGGGGCCAAGGAAGGCTATGAGGACGCCGTCAGTTTTCTGCGGCAGGTGCGCAAGGGCGAGGCCTCGCTCGGCGACGAGACGCCCGGGGACACTGTGCGGGGCAACCCCCAGCTTCCGCAGATCAGCGCGCCGGAGGGCACCTTCAGCCGCGACAGCCTGAAAGGGTTTTGAAATGATCGGCGACGTCATCACCCGGATCGAGGCTGAGGTGCCCGAGCTTGCCGGTCGTGTCGACGGCGGGCGCGCCTTTGTCGATCTGATCCGCTCCAAGAAGCTGCCCGCGCAATCGGTCGCGGCCTACGTCTTTCCCTCCGGCATGCAGGGCGGGCGCGCCGATGCCGCGGCGGGCGTCTACAGCCAGATGCTGACCTATCGCACGAGCGTGGTGATCTTCGTGCAATCCTTTGACCGCACGGGGGCCACCGCCCTCGACAAGATCGACCAGTTCCTGATGCGCGTGATCCGCGCCTTGGCGGGCTGGGCACCGGGTGACGAGGTCGGCGTGCACCGTTTTGAGCGTGGCCAGCTCATCGAGAGCGGGGCCGGTCGCCTCGCCTATCAACTCGATTTCTCCATCGACGATCAACTGAGGATCATCTCATGACCAAACTTCCCACCTCCGGCGGATCCTACACCCGCGACGACAAGGGCGCGCTGAAACCTGCCGGGGCCAGCCCCAAGCCCACGTCCGCGCCCAAATCTGACAAGAAGGATGCCGACAAATGAGCCTGCTCTGGAGACGCAAAGTCCTGCTCGCGAAGCTGGAAACCACCTATGGAACGGACGCCACCCCTACTGGCGGCGACGCAATCCTCGCGACCGATGTGCGCCTGTCGCCGATGCAGGGTCAGGATCTCGACCGCAATCTCGACACGCCGCACGGCGGGCCCACCGGCACGATCCCGGTCGATCTGCACCGCACCATCTCGTTCAAGGTCGAACTGGCAGGCTCCGGCACCGCCGGAACCGCGCCCCGCTGGGGCCGCCTCCTGCGGGCCTGTGGCTGTGCCGAGACCGTGACGGCGGCGACGTCTGTGGTCTACAATCGGGTTTACTCGAACCTTGAGAGCGTCACGCTGCACCTCAATATCGGCGGCACGCTCTACGCCATGGTGGGGGTGCGCGGGACCGCCGCCTTTGACGTCTCGGCCTCGGGCATTCCCTATATCGAGTTCGAGTTCACCGCCCTCTACGTGGCCCCGGCCGACGTGGCGATCCCGACCCCAGATTTCACCGGCATTCCCGATCCGCTCGCGGCCTCGGATGCCAACACGCCCACCTTCACGATTGATGAGACGTCGCTTGTGATGCGGAGCTTCAAGCTCACCCTCGCCAATCGCGTCGAGGCGCAATTCCTGATCGGTGAGGAGGAAGTGCTACTCGACGGGCATGAGAACACCGTCGAGGCGCGGGTGCGTGCCGTGGCGCTGGCCACGTTCAACCCGTTCACCATGGCCGCCACCAAAGCCAAGGTCGCGCTCGAGATCGAGCACGGCAAGACGGCAGGCAACATCGTCAATATCGCCGCCCCGAATGCGCAGATGCAGCGTCCTGAAGGGCTTGAGGACGGTCAGGGTCGCAAGGAGTGGCCGCTGCGCCTTGTGCCGCTGCCCACCACCGCTACCGCTGCCGACCAGTGGACGATGACGCTCACCTGAGGGGCTTTAACGCGCCCTTCAACGCCACTTTGAAAGAGAGTTTACCCCATGTTCAAGATCGACCCGACCCCGGCCTTTACCCACCGCGTCGAGATCAAGGTGCCCACCGACGGGGGCCATGACTTGCAGGACCTGCAAGTCACGTTCCGCGTGCTGCCCGACGATGAAATCGAGGCTTTCGACATGCGCACCACACGCGGTGAGCGGGAATTTCTAGCGGCGGCCGTGGTGGGCTTTGACGACGTCGAAGACGAGAAGGGCAAGACGCTGCCCTACAGCCACAGCCTGCGCGACCGGCTGATCGGTCTGGCCTATGTCCGCGTCGCCCTGGTCAATGCCTATCACGCGGCGCTCATGGGGAAGCGGGTAAAAAACTGAAATGGGCCGGGCGGGCATGGGCGCGCGGCGACCTGATCGCTGATGACCAGGGCAGCGACCATGATGACGAGGCGGCGTTCTGGGGGATCGACCCGGGCCAGCTCACTCGCGATCCGTCCGGCTCTGGCACTGGCACTGGCATCTGGCCGCAAAACGTCCCGGTCGTTCGGGCCTTCCTCGCGGTCTGCAATCAATGGCGCACTGTCTCGGCCGGGCTGGCCGGTTTCCGGGTCGTGGGCCTCGACTACACCGCTGCACGGGCGGGCCTGCGCATGAGCGGGATACGGATCACGCCCCAACTTTGGGCCGAGGTACAGGTGATCGAAAGCGCGGCCGTGGCCGCGATGCGGGAGAGCTGACATGACATTGGTCGCACGGGCCGAAATCCTCATGGACGCCGACCAGGCGAAGGCGGAGCTGCAGGCAACCGGCACCGCCGCCAAAGGGGCCGCCCAAGACATTCGCGGCGTGGGCACCCAAGGGGCCAATGCAGCGCGCGGTGTGAAACAACTCGAGACCGCCGCGCGGACCTCGGCAACGGGCCTGACCGCTGCCAGTTCCGCTGCGAATGTCAACACTGCTGCAACTCAGAAAATGGCCTCGGCCAATCGCCTTGCCGCAGGCTCGATGGGCAACCTGGTGGCGCAGGGCAATGACGTCTTCGTCATGCTGGCAGCGGGGCAGAACCCGCTGACACTGGCTATCCAGCAGGGCACGCAGATCACTCAAGTCATAGGCCCGCTCGGGGCTGCAGGCGCGTTCCGGGCTTTGGGCGGCGCGGTTCTTGCGATGCTGAGCCCCATTAATCTGATCACCATCGGCGCGCTCGCGGCGACGGCTACCGTGGTCAACTGGTTCATGTCATCGTCAGAAGAGGCCGAGAGCTTCGCGGACAGCGTTGAAGCGCTCGAGACCCGCATCGACAGCCTGAAGGACAAGATCGCCGAGGCCTCTGCCACCCGGCTGGAGCTGGCCGACCGGTTTGGTGAAGGCTTCGTTGACCGCGCGCAGGACATTCTCGACCGCATCGTCGAGGCAGAAAAGCGCGCGGCACAGCGCGAGGCGGCGTCAAATATCGGCTCGTTTGTCGGCGAGACGGGCATAAACCCCTCGCGTGGCGTCGGATTTAACCGCCGTGCCATCGAAGACGAATTCGACTTCGGCGGCATTATCCGAGACCGAAGCGTATTTGACGAACAACGCAGGCTTGCGGAAGCCGTCGCAGAGGACCTGATCGCGCTGCAGGACGCCGCTGGCGGGACAATTGAACAGCAGCAAGGCGCCATTGAGGCGCTCATTCTAAGCTACACCGCCGCCGCCGAAGCGGTGGGGACAATATCCGAGGCAGAAGAAGCCCGACTTCTGACACTTGACCAGATGCGTATCCGCTTGGCCGAAGTCGCCGAGCTTCAATCGCAAAACCCTGAGGACAACCGCCAGTCCGAGGAAATGCTGACCTTCCTCGACCTGGTGACCAAAAGCACCGGCGAGCAGCTGAAGGCCGAGGCGGCGGCGCAGGCCATGCTTTTGACGCTGACCGAGCAGAATGCGGTCGCGGAGGCTATCGCCCGGACCGGCGCGGACAGCGTCGAAGTCTCGCGCCTACGCGCGCAGTTCGCCCTCAACGCCAAGCTGGAGGAGATCGCGGCTTCGGACGCAAGCGAGGCAACCAAGGAGGCACTGCGCGAGGCGGCTGAAGCTGCATTTGATCTGTCGACGGTAGATGTTTCCGGCGCGTTGAACGCCGCCGCAAATGAGGCAGCCCGCCTCTCGGCCGAGGTGCGCGGCGCTGTCGACGCAATGTTCGACCTGCAATCTCAAGGGCAGGCCCAGCTTGAGACCGCGCGTATCCGTGCCGAGTTCCGCGACGACCCTGTTGGACGTGCGGGGGCCTTGGCCGGTGCACGTTTTGACAGAGACACACAACCACTTCGCCGCGACGGCTTTGCGAACGCCGGGGAGGAAGCCTTTCTCAACAGCCAACGGCAAGCCGCCATCGAGCAGGCCCGCGAAATTGCGCGCCTCAACGAGCAGGCCCGACCCACGCGGTCCGGCAGCGGCGCGCGGGGCACATCGACCAACGAGACCCTGCGCGAACAGCAGGCCCTTGACCGGCTGATCGCATCCAAACAGCGCGAGATAGAGGCCCTGCGCGAAAGCGATCCGGTGCAGCGCGAGATGATCCGCTTGCGTGAACGCCTGACCGCCGCGACGCCAAAGCAACGTGCGGAGATCGAGGCTCTCGTCGAGGCCCATGAAAACGAGCGCGTCGCCATGGAGCGCAAGGAGGAATTCGGCAACGCCGTCGACGACGTGCTGCTCGAGGCCGAAAGCCTCCGGGACGTCTGGGAGGGGATCGGCGACATGATCATCCGCGCGGCCAAGGAAGCGCTCATCCTCGGCTCTGGCCCGCTGTCCGGTCTCTTTGGGGGCAGCGGCGGCGGCGGTCTCCTGAGCGGGATCTTCGGCGGCGGCGGGCTTGGCGATCTCTTTGACCTTTTCTCGGGAGGCTCGCTGCTCTCCTTCGCCAATGGCGGCCTGCCCGGCTTTGCCAGCGGCGGCGATCCTCTTGTCACCCGTCCCGGCCTCCTCTTGGGCGCAGGCACGGGCCGGGGCGACCGTATTCGCGCGATGGTGAGTGCCGGGGAATTCATCATGACGGCCGAGGCCACAGCGCGCAACCGCGCGGTGCTCGAGGCCATGAACGCAGGCGCGATCATTCCGGGCTTTGCCGGGGGCGGCCTGCCCCTGCCTGTGCAGGCTGCGGGCGCAGCGCCGGCAAGAGGTGGCGGCGCGGGCGCTTCGGCGGAGGGCATGACACGCCTGCGGATCGAGCCGTCGGACCTGTTCCGTGTCGTCGTCGAGGACCGCGCGCGGGACGTGGCCGTGGACGTAGTCGACAACTTTTCAAACGAGCAGCTGCCGCTCCGGGTCGAGACGATCCGGCGCGACCCGCTGGGGAGGGGATAATGGCGGTCCAGGTTTGGCCCATTCCGACGTCTGGATTTTTCGACCTCTTGGGGATCGAAGAGGCCACCTTTTATCTGCCGGGCGACAGCACAAGCTCTGTCACGGCCGGGGGCGAGGTCATCACCCATCGGCGAGGGGCACGGCTCTGGCAGGGCGAGGTCGTTCTGGGCAAGTCGGAGCCCGACGTGATCGCGGCGCAAGACGCGCTGATCGAGCACCTGCTCGAGCCGGGGGCGTCCTTTATGATCTATGACCGCCGTCAATTCGCGCCCCAAGACCCCGCCTATCCGGCAGGCATCAACTGGGCCGCGCAACCGGTCACGATCAAGAGCCTCGTGCCCGGCAACCGCGAACTGAGCCTGCAAGGCCTGCCGCCGAACTTCACCCTGCGGCGCGGGCAGAAAATCGGGTTTCAGTATCTGACGAGCCCCGTCCGATATAACGTCCACCGCATTCTCAATGCGACCGTCACGGCGGATAGCACCGGGGCGACTGCCCGGTTCGAGGTGTCCCCCTTCCTGCGACCCGGCGTCGTGGTCGGGGCCTCAGTGGTCGTTGATCGCCCGCAGGCGCGGGCAAAACTACTCAGCTTCAAACCGGGACCGGGGCGCTCGCGCCGCACCGAGGGCGGCAGCTTCACCTGGCAACAGACGCTGGGGGGCGGCGTATGAGCTTTGATCTCGCGCAGACAGATCAGTTGGCCGAGCGCAGCGGCACGGATGCGCATATCCTCGTGTTGATCGAGCCACGCGACCGGGTCACGGGCGAGATCGTCCAGATGGGGCTCTGGACAGGGGACGATCACCAGACCTTTAGCGTCGACGGCGAAACCCATCTCTTTCTGGGCGCGGGCAATGTGATCGAGGTGCCGCCGATCCGCGCCGGGATTGGCCTTGAGGTACGCCGCAACCGGGTCATCCTGCCGCCAATGACGGATGCCGCAAAGCTCGCCTTGCAGGTCTATCAGGCCTCACAGGCGCGGGTGCGGGTCTGGTCACAGCCGATGGATATCTACACCGGCGCGCCGTTGGGCACGCCACAGCGCGTCATCAAGGGATGGTTAGAGACGGCACCGGAGACGCTGGGCAAGCTCGGCGATCAGTCGCGCACGGAGCTGGTGATTTCCTCGGCCGCGCGGCGGCTTACGTTTCGCCAGCCTCTCTTCAAATCTGACGCGGCACAACGGTTGCGCGACCCGGCCGACAGGTTCCGCGAATATGCCGCCAGCATCGCCGACCGCCCGATCCCATGGGGTCAGGAAACGGTCGTGACCGAGATCCCGCCAGCGCCACCGCCCTTGAACGTGGACGGAGACAACCGGCGATGACGGGACGCGTGCATCTTCTGCGGCAATTCCTCGACGCCCGGCGCGCGGTAGCATTCCGGCCGAGCCTGTCCGACTGCGCAATGTTCGCGGCCGACTGGATCGCCGTGCTGACCGGGCAGGATCCGGCCGCACGGTGGCGCGGGCGCTATCGCAGCATTGAGGAGGGTCGCACGCTTCTAGCCGCCGACGGGTTCGCGTCGCCCGCCGAGGTTCTGGCACCGATCCTGTTGCCGGGCGCAGGCTGGATGCAGGCGCAGACCGGCGACGTGGCCGTGCTGATCGAGGCAGGCGAGGAGGTCATGGGCATCATCGGTGGCGGTCATATTCACGCACTGCGTCCCGGTCGCGGCCTTGGCGCTGCCCCACTAAATCGCGCCATCCGGATTTATCGGCCATGAGACTGTTTGCTTGGATAGCGGCACTCGTGCTCGCCTCGACGGCACCCGCTTCGGCCGGGCCGCTGGCCGCCGCCGCCGCCGCCATCTTTGCCGGGATCACGGTCAAAGCCGTCGCGCTCTTTGCCCTGCGGCTATTCGCATCGGTCGGGCTAAGCCTGTTGCAACAGCGCCGAGCCCGGCGCGGGCGCAACACCGCCTTCGGGCTGCAGGTGACCGCGACCACGCGCGGCGAGCTGGAGAGCGAGACCACAATCGTCGGCCTCTACGCCACCAAAGGGCATCTGATCTATCACAACAGCCACGGCCCCAATAACAAATACTACCAGACCGTCATCGAGCTGGGCGGCCTGCCCGGGGCCACCTTCAGCCGCTTGATGGTGGACGGCGTCTATTCCGAGTTGGGGACAGAGGAACATCCCGACTACGGCTTTCCAGTCCTCGCCAAGCGCGACCTTGGCGTCGATTATGCATGGATCAAGGTCTACGACGGCACCCAGACCGGCGCAGATCCGACACTCGTCGCCAAATATGCCGAGGACCCCGAGACGCCCTGGACAGAGGCACATATCGGGCACGGCATCCCCTACGCGATCCTGACGATGGAAGTGAGCTCCAAGGTCTGGCCCAATGGAGCGCCGGAGCAGCGCTATGAGGAGAACGGCATCCCGTTCTACGATCCCCGCCTCGATAGCACGGTCGGCGGCACAGGCCTGCACCGCTGGGACGATCCAACGACATGGGGGCCGACACGCAATCCTATCGTGAAGACCTACAACATCCTGCGCGGCCTGTCGCTCCATGACGGCTCGATCTGGGGCGGCGAGGCCGACGCAGAGGATCTGCCGCTTTGGAACTGGGTGCCGGGCATGAACGCCTGCGACGTGGACGTGGACGGGCGGCCTCAGTACCAGTCCGGCTATGAGATCAAATTCGCCGAGGACACGTCCGGAGATGTGATCAACGAATTGCTCGCCGCCTGCAACGGCCAGATCGCGGAGTTCGGGGGCTTCTGGTATATTCAGGTCGGCGCACCCGACATCGCCGTGGCCGCGATCACGGACGACGATCTTCTGGTGACGGACGCCGCCACCAAAGACCCGTTTCCCGAACTGCTTGAGATCTTCAACCGGGTCACCGCCAAATATGTCTCGCCCGGCGCGCTCTGGAACGGCGTGCCCCTCGATCAGATCCGCAATCCCGACTGGGAGGCAGAGGACGGTATCGTGCGGAATTTCGAGCTGGACCTTCCGGCCGTGTTTAACCCGGGACAGGCCGGGCAACTGGCCGAGGACACGCTGCGCGACCATCGCCGCTGGCGGCGTCACGCCTGGCCACTGCCGCCCGACTATGCCGGTCTGCGCCCCCTCAATACTGTGGTCGTCACCAGCGCCTGGAACGACTACGACGCCAAGCTCTTCGAGGTCACGGAGATCGTGCTCGATCTGCACCGGTTGACCATTGTCACCTCGCTACGCGAGCGCGACCCGGATGATTTCGAGATCGACCCGGCGTATGAGATCCCCGACCGCGCCTCTATCCTGCCCCGCCCAATCCCTACAGACGCAGGCCTGCCCTTTTTCGACGCCGACGCGCGCATTGTCACCAATCAGGCAGGCACCCGTGCGCATGCGGCCGTCGACGTCTTCTGGGATGCCTCCGGGATCGCCGAGACTATCAAGGGCATCGCCATTGAATGCCAAAAGCGCGAGACCGAGGAGGAGGTCTGGAGCGGCACCGTGCTCGATGTCGAGCGTGGCGCAATGACCATCCAGCCCGTGCCGCCACTCACGAACCTGCGCGTGCGCGCCAAAGCGCTTTCTGACAATCGCCGAGGCACATGGACTGCATGGATCTGGGTGACCACTGACGACGTGCGTATCCAGCGGGCTGATTTTGCTGCCGGTATCGAACCCGTCACGATTGTCGAGGGCACGCTCCCAACGGTCAAGCTGACCGAGGCGATCATGTTTGAGAGCAAGCTCTATCGTTGGAGCGGCACGGCCTATGTCGCCACGGTGCCTGCCGTTGATGTCACTGGGCAGTTGACCGATGCGCAGATCGCGGCCTTGGCGGCGGCAAAACTGACCGGGCAGATACAGACACCGCAGATCGCGACCGGCGCAGTCACGGACGCCAAAATTGCGGGGCTTGCTGCCTCGAAAGTTACGGGTCAGTTAACCAACGCGCAGCTTGCCGCCATCGCAGCCGCAAAGGTGACGGGGCAAATCACCGGTACGCAAATCACGGACGGCGCGATTTCGACACCCAAGATCGCTGTGGGTGCCGTGACCGCCTCGCAGATCGCAGCAGACACGATCACAGCCGCCAAGATCGCATCCGGCACGATTACAGCAACTGAGATTGCATCGGGCACCATTACCTCTGCCAAGATCGCGGCAGGCACGATCCAAGGATCCAACATCGCCGCAAACACGATCACCGCGTCACAGATAGCGGCCAGCACCATCACTGCCTCTGAGATTGCGACGGGTGCTGTTACAGCGGTCAAGATCGCCGCCGCGACAATCACGGGTGATAAGATTGCGGGCACGACGATCACCGGTGACAAGATCGCCGGCAATACGATTACTGCGGCCAAGATCGCCTCGGGAACTGTCACCGCCGCTGAGATCGCGGCGGGCACCATCACAGGCGACAAGATTTCCGCCAACACGATAACGAGCGCACTGATCGCGACGGCTGCGATCAACGCCGGGCAAATCGCTACGAATGCAATCACAACGGCCAAGATCAACGGACGCGCTGTCACTGAGCCGTCCACGTTCTTCGAGAACTACGGCGGCGGCACCAAGACGCCCGCGACAGCCACGGCATGGAACAACGCGACGTCTTTCATTGTGAACGTGCCGGATAGTGGCTCGCTTCTGATGATTGACTGCCATGTGAATTGGCTGCTGAACGGCGGGCCAACTGCTGGGTCGTGGGGGCTGCGTCTGCTGCTGAGCGGGTCGCCCTTTGACTCTCAGGGTGGTGCACATTTTCAGGAGCTTGTTCCGTTTCGGCGAACAATCTCAGTGGGGACTGGCAATCAGACAATCACGCTGGAATGCCAGCGCGGCTCGGGTGTGCCCTTCCTGATCCAGAACGTCCATTCCGTCGCCACGATCCTCAAGAGGTAACGCATGACCGTCAGCGCCAACATCTATAACCCGGCCACGGGTCAGATCACGGGCCACGTTGAGGCATCGGCAAGCACCATTGCCGCCAATGTCACGCCTGAGCGGGGCCTGTTTGTCGGTGCGCTGGCAGACACTGCGACACACTACATTGCGTCGGACCCGCTGCGCATCGAGGCGCGCCCGACGATCACGCCGCCTGCCACCACGCAAGACACCGGCTGGGTTTATGACCTGTCCCTGCTACCCGTCGGGAGCGCGGTAACAGTGCGCAACGAAGTGGGCGACGAGCTCGTCATCATGAACCTGTCGGAGCCTCTGACGCTGGTCGATGCAGGCGTGTACGCCCTCGCCGTCGCCCCGCCGTTTCCGTGGGTCGGGTTTGATGCAGAGGTGGAGGTAAGCGATGCCTGAGTTCCGCCAAAATACACCCCGCGCACAGGCCATCCGCGCCGCCCAAATCAAGGCGGACTGCAGGACCCTCATCCTCTCCGTGGCCGACTTGGAAACACAGAGCAACATCGCCCAGGCGGGCATCCTGTTCTCGACAGCCACCATCAACGGCGCGGCGCGCGCCGACGCGCTGGCACTCGCAGGCCTCATCGAGGGCGACCAGGAGCGCGCCGTTGCATGGACCGCGTGGCGCAAGGCGATGCAGGCGGAGAGCCGTCGCGCCATCGAGGACGGGGATGCACCCGTCTGGCCAGACGTACCAACCGGGGTCGCGGAATTCGCGGCCCGACACTGAAACCACGAACACCCAAACCAAAAGGAAACTGACATGTCGACCTTCTCCACCTACCTCGAAGCCGCCCTGCTCAATCACGTTTTTCGCAACACCCCGCTGCCCAGCCCCGAGGCGGTGTATCTGGCGCTCTTTACGGCCGCGCCCACTGACGCAGGCGGCGGCACTGAAGTGACCGGCAGCGGCTATGCCCGCGCGGCCGTGACCTTTGCCGCGCCCGCTGCCGATCCGGAGGATGGCACCCGACAGGCGGTGCTCAACGGCCCGGACGTCGTGTTTTCCTCGACCCACGATCCGGTGCAGAGCGTTGTTGCCGTCGCCTATTACGATGCGGCGACAGGGGGCAATTTTCTGAGCTGGTCGGCAATCCCCCCCGCCGATCTGGGCGTGGGCGCGGAGATCAAGTTCCCGGCGTCGAAACTCAAGGAATTCCTTTCCTGATGAACCGCGTCGCCTATGAGAGCAACGGCGGCCCGGTGGTGGATGGCGTTCGCGCCATCCACGCCTGGAACGCGGCTCTCATGGCGGCAATCGACCTGCTCGAAAAATACGAGCGCCCGAATGTGAGCCTCAAGACCTTAAGTTCGGACACGTTCGACGCGGGGCGGATGGATCTCGCGGCCTCACTCAAGCGGGATCTCCGCGCTCTCAAGCTGTGACATCACGTAAGGAAGCCCAAAGATGGCGCTGATCACCACGAATCTTAAAGCTCAGTTCGAGACAACCAACACGGTTGTCTCCCCGACGCTGTGGGTGGACGAAGTCGCCGGGATTGAGCTAGTCCAAGAACACCTTATGACTGCGCCAGTGTTGCGGACAGGCGAAGAGGGAACACCTACTGGAGCGAGTTATTTTCAGTTTGTCGGTAGCATTGACGGACTTGGGAATGACACCTTATACGACCACGATCTGCCAGACGGGGCGGAGCCTCGTACGATGTACATCGTTGCCCGTTATCCTAACCAAGTGAACGCCGGTAACTTCAACGGCGTGATGTATGGCAATCCCTCTACGCGCCAGGCATTCGGTATGGTGATGAGCGGCACTGAAAAAGTGCTCACCGACTTCTGGGCGGCCAGCTATGCGTCGGTCGATAGTTTCAACGATGACCTTTGGCATGTGCTAGCGGTCACTTTTGACGGGGAAGATGTTGAAGGGTTCATCGACAACGTGAACCTGATGGGCGGCACCCCGGCCACGCTCAACACGGTACTGGAACGCCTCTATATCAATTACAAACTCAGCAACAACAGCGGTGCCTTCATGGATTGTGCCGCTGTTTTGATCTATGCCGGGGCGCATAATCCGGCGCAGTTGGCTGAGACGAACGCCTATCTTCGCAACAAGTATATCGAGGAAATCCCTAGTGGCGGTGGGACGGTTGTTTCTGAGCGCGCCGCATCGAGTGGCGGCACCTCGGGTCTGAACGCCGCTCCTGTCTCCGTGCTCTCACGAACCGCATCGAACGGCGGCACATCGGGAGCTACGGCGGCCCCCGTTATCGTGCAGGGCCGCGCTGCGACCTCCGGCGGAACATCTGGTGCCGACGCGGCAGCCACTCTCGTCTCGGGTCGCGCTGGCGCATCCGGCGGCACCTCTGGCGCGTCTGCAAGCCCTGTCCGGATCGCCACGCGCAGCGCACCGG